GGATGCTGTCTTATACTTACAAAAAGCTAAAGAAGTATATACTGAGGATCTTCAAGATAACTTAAACGCTAAATATGAGGAAACCATTTAAAAGAACAAGCGGAAAACGCGGACCAGTAAGAGCAAAGAAGGTATCATATGATGGTATCGACTTTGCCTCCGGGCTGGAAAAGCATATGTACGTAGCTATGAAAGAAGCTGGTATAAAAAGCAAGTACGAAGGAGAAACTTTTGTTTTACTTAACGGTTTTCATTTTGAAAATCAAGTGTATGAGAGACAAGCTAATGGAAAAGGAGAGTATAAAAATAGAGGTGAGAAAAGAATCTTACCTATTAAATACACTCCTGATTTTATCGGTGAAGATTTTATAATAGAAACAAAAGGTAGAGCTAACGAATCATTCCCTATGAGATGGAAACTATTTAAACAATTAGTTACAAATCAATTCCCAGGGTATACGATTTATAAACCACAAAATCAAGCAGAATGTCAAGAGACCGTAAGATTAATCCTTTCGAAGCAAAGAGGATAGCCAGACAGAAATATGCGGAAAGACAAATTGACAAGTTTGTTAAATGGAGTTGGGAGATTAGAGGCAAGATTAAATATAAAGATATAATTAAATTACACAACGAATATAAAATAGAATGTTATGGGTGGAGAAAGTAAGAATTGGTCATTAGAATTTGGATTATATCCAGGTATATTATTTGGCTTTAGAAGTTATGAAGATGAAGAGAAAAGTATTCATGTGCTATACATACCTTTTGTGGATTTAGCTTTGTTTATTTACAACTAATGGGACTTTTTGATGAGCGCGTAGCGTACAAACCGTTTGAATATCCTGAATACTACACTGAGGGTTGGTTAAAACAAGCACAAGCATTTTGGTTACACACTGAAATATCTATGCAAGGTGATCTTAAAGACTGGAATGAAAAGTTAGATGAAAAAGAAAAGCACTTAGTCGGGAATATACTTCTCGGCTTTGCTCAAACAGAATGTGCGGTATCAGATTACTGGACACAAAAAGTTGTTGGTTGGTTTCCTAAGCACGAGATACAGCAAATGGCTATGATGTTTGGATCACAAGAAACAATTCACGCTGTTGCTTACAGCTATTTAAACGAAACTTTAAAGCTAGAAGACTATGAAGCGTTTTTACACGAACCGGCTACAGCGGAAAGATTTAACAACCTTGTTGCGTATAAAGGTAATAGTCGTACTGGTATTGCTAAGTCTCTTGCTGTTTTTTCTGCCTTTGCTGAAGGCGTTAGTCTTTATTCTGCTTTTGCAGTACTCTATTCTTTCCAGTTAAGAAACTTATTGAAAGGTATAGGTCAACAAATGAAGTGGTCTGTAAGAGATGAATCTTTGCATAGTAAAATGGGTTGTCAATTATTTAGACATATGTGTGAAGAGGATAATCAATTGCTTGATCTGTGTCGCGAGGACATCATTAAATCGGCTGAGGCGATGGTTTCATTAGAAACTAATTACATTACTAAGATGTTTGAAAAGGGTGACATAGAGGGCATCAAATCAAACGATTTAAAACACTTTATAAAGAAAAGAACAAATGAAAAACTTGTGGAACTCGGTTATGTTGACCTGGGTAACTATTTTGCGTATGACACCGCTGCAGCAGCTAACCTTGATTGGTTTTATCATCTTACCGGGGGCGTCACTCATACTGATTTTTTCGCTATTCGTCCAACAGATTATTCAAAAGCAGGCGAAGATGAAGACTACGAAGACATATGGTAACAAATTTAAACAACAAAAAGAAAATTTAAAATGAAAGAACAAACACTAATTGAATTGAAGAATAAAGTTGAAACATTAGGTAAGGCTACACAGTATTTAATGCAAGAACAAAAGCAGTTAAAAGATTTAGCAATAGGTACATTGGAAACAATTAAGCTTATGCCGGGTTACGAAACTGCTATAGAGTCTCTTAAAGAGAAAATGAATAACGAAGTTGCTGAAGAGAAAAAACTAGAATTATAATATGTGGAACAATGACTGGAAAAAAGGAGAAGATTACCCTGCGTGGGGTGATAACGACGTATACAAAAAGACTATATCCGGGGGATATTTATTCGACGGAGAAAGTCCTAAAGAAGCATACGAAAGAGTCACTAAAACTGTTGCTCGTAGATTATATAAGCCGGAAATGGCCGAAACGTTTTTTAATTACATCTGGAATGGCTGGCTTTGCTTGGCTAGTCCGGTACTCTCCAACACAGGGACTGATCGCGGCTTACCTATTAGTTGTTTTGGTATTGATGTTGCTGATTCGATCCAAGATATTGGACAAAAAAATCTAGAAATGATGATGCTTGCTAAGCACGGAGGTGGAGTAGGCTTAGGATTAAACCAAATAAGACCTGCGGGCGCTAAAATAACAGGTAATGGAACATCAGACGGGGTTGTACCTTTTTGCAAGATATATGATTCAACAATCCTTGCAACAAATCAAGGATCAGTCAGAAGAGGTGCTGCTTCAATTAATATCAACATTGAACATGGAGACTTCGAGGAGTGGCTTGAAATCAGAGAGCCTAAGGGAGATGTTAATAGACAATCGCTTAATCTACATCAGTGCGCAATTGTTGGTGATAAATTCATGCGTAAACTTGAACAAGGAGATGCTGACGCTAGGAATAGATGGAGTAAACTTCTTAGAAAACGAAAAGCAACTGGCGAGCCGTATATTATGTTTAAAGGCAATGTTAACAAAGCAAATCCAGAAGCATATAAACAGAACGGATTAAAAGTCCACATGACTAACATATGTAGTGAAATAGCATTGCATACCGACGAAACGCATAGCTTTGTATGCTGCTTGTCATCATTAAATTTAGCAAAATATGAAGAATGGAAAGACACTAACCTTATATATGACGCCACTTGGTTTCTTGACGGTGTTATGGAAGAATTTATTCAAAAAGCAAAAGGTCTTAGAGGATTCGAAAATTCTATTCGCTCTGCACAGAAAGGGAGAGCATTGGGATTGGGAGTACTTGGATGGCACACGTACTTACAAGATAAGGGAATTCCTTTCGAGGGTTTACTTTCGCAGTTTGAAACTAGGAAAATATTTTCACAGATTAAAATTGAAAGTGAAAGAGCCTCCAGGAATCTTGCTGAAGTTTATGGCGAACCTTTATGGTGTGTCGGCACTGGTATGCGTAATACTCACCTGCGTGCTGTTGCTCCCACTGTTAGTAATAGTAAGCTTAGTGGGAATGTTTCGCCAGGAATAGAACCTTGGGCTGCTAATGTATTCACAGAACAGGGAGCGAATGGTACTTTCATTAGAAAGAATCCAACGTTAGTTAAACTATTAAGAAAACACAAATTAAATAATGAGAAAATTTGGAGTAAAATATTGGCTGACGGAGGTAGTGTCCAAGATATCGTGGAGCTTGATAATATTACTATGGGCCACGACATACCTGCTAAAGAAGTGTTTAAAACGTTTAAGGAAATTAATCAACTAGAATTAGTTGGTCAAGCTGGACTAAGGCAACAGTATATAGATCAGTCTGTTAGTTTAAACTTAGCTTTTCCTTCTACTGCTACACCAAAGTGGTTGAACAAAGTTCATTTTGATGCTTGGAAAAAAGGTGTTAAAACTTTATATTATACTAGAACTGAAAGCGTTCTACGTGGAGATATTGCGGCAGCGGCAATGAATGAAGATTGTTTAGCGTGTGATGGCTAAAGGCTAAAAGTTATAACTTTTTAATATATATAAAGGGCTCTCGTAATTGAGGGCCCTTTTTTTATTTCTTTGATGTTTTACTCCAACGAGCTCTTGCTCCTCGAATATCGACATGTGTAAAAGTATTGTATATACCTATGCCTCCTAGCTTAAAGCTTTCGCACTTCATTAGATCATCTACAATAGCAGCCATATCCTTAGGCTTTATGTCGCTAGATTTAATATCGGCAGCTTTACCTTTTAAATGTTGTGAATTAACAGACCCACCAACATCAGCATTATGTTCTTTGCAGCGATAAGCATTAGTTAAGTCTATCTTACCATATACATCTCTTATAACCTGTAGATTTTCCGCTAACTCTTGTACATTTTTTTTAACAAACTCAGGCATAACGCAACCGCATTTGCATTCAAATTCATCCATACTAAAGTTGTCAGTAAGTTTTTTACTCATCCTCTTCTTTTTTTATTCTAGCCCATTTAGTTACGGTGTAACCAATAGTTACAATTAATAATATTATTTTTAGCCAGTCTTCTATGTGCATAAAAGTAGTAAGGCCTAGCGTGGATCCGTTTATCATATATATTCTTAAATTTTCAGTCATGATTATTTCTTTTTTGGTTCACAACTACCTTTAGCTCCTTTTTTAGTACCTGGCACTCGCTTATGCGTCTTCCAGCATTTAGCGGGAGAGTCGTGACCGTAGCCTTCTTTCTTTAAAGACAAATGTTCTTTGTTAGTTTCTGCTACTTCGACAGATCCATCTTTGCTATACATATTGTGCTTTTTAAAGGTAACCGGTGACCCTATGCTATACCCGTTGTTGCCTTTTATTCCTAGCCCCTGAGGGCCTGTTCCTCTTGTTCTCATATCTTTTTATTTTTTACTAAATGTAGAGCCAAATCCCGATTTGAATGATGATTTTGATCTTTTAAAAGTTTTACCAAACCCTGATTTTCCCTTAGATTTTTTATTTTTAATCAATCCTAAGTCCCATTGGCTATAACCTAAGCTTAATGCAATTGATTGCCACATTTTAGTGTCATTGTCAACCGCAACTCTTAAATTATCTGCTTTTCTAATCACTCTATCTAAAGGTAAATTGAAAGCTGCAGATACTAACTGTCCAACAGCATAGTAAGCAGGATTATCTAATCCATACCCTTTCATTTTGTCACGAGTTGTTTTATAACTAAAAGCTCTAGCGGCACTCATTATTTTTCTCATTTTAGAGTCTACAGGAGGGGATATACTTAAAGCCCTTTGAGCAGCAACAGTATAATCAGGTCTGTCTTTAGTGTTTTGGTTGTAAATTTCTGCAATTATATTTTTTATAGTGGAAGCTATAGCTCCATATATACCAGCTCCACGTAAAACCGAGTCTAGCATTGAATTAGCAACCCTAAGTTTTTTATTTTCCGCTGCTTCTTCGTCATCATCAAATGCCATCGCAAATAAAGCCGCTTGTAAACTAGAAAATATAATATTTTGTACAGCGGTGTAATATATTATTTTAGTAATATTAGTTTTAGCATCCCCTCTTCCATTCTTAAGATCTAAGAAAGCTTTTTTAGACAATCTCATGTATTGCATAGGTGTATTTGCAAAAGCCAATACGATACGCCCTAATGGACTTGCTTGTTGTTGAGATACTCTATCTGGTCTAGATGATTGCTGAGTTTCTTCTGCTATTTCTTGAAAGTCTAAGAAAGCTTTTTCTTCCGCTTCATTTTTAGACATTCCGTCAGATACATATTTGTTTATTCTGTTCCTAATAAATGACGCTCCACCCATAGCGATAGCAAAACTATCCGCCATTTGTGTTGGCGTAAAACCTGCTTTAAGTAATGCAGCAAAAGCCGCTTTAGCTTTATTAGTTTGAGTTTCAGCCGCACTTGCTATTTCATCAGCATTAACATCAAGCTTCAAGCCAGATCTTCTTTGTTTTAAGAAATCGGAATTGAATAGCATAGAAAAATCAGCCCAAAATTGTTTTTGATTTGAAAAAGCTTTTGCTGCTTCAATAGGATTATTATCTCCCCAGTTTATAAAGTTAACTATAGATAAGGTTTGCAACAATGCTGATCTTGTATTAAAAAACATTATAGTACCTACGGAATCATTAACCCAGTTTAAAAACACGTTGGTTAGCTTATTAGCTCCAGATGGTCTATTACGCCCTGTTTTCATTCTGTAAAGTATATCCATCAATGCTTCTTTATAGTTCTCACCAAACTGAGCCTCAAGTTTACTTAGATTGTCTTTAGTAAAAATAGCGTCTGCGTTTTCTTGCCATTCTTTTAAAAACTCTGCACGCTTTTGAGTGTTTACTTTATTTATAGCGTCTGTAGTTACAGTACCTGCTATCCACTTACCTTGAGGTTCCGGGTAACCACTTAAAGCTTTGTCTAATTGCCTCGCGAATTTTCTTAATTTAGGGCTACCGTTTACAAAATCAACTAATTCAGTTTGTTCTTCTGTTGTTAAATCTGGTATATCAAATCCGTTTTTAGTCCATAAATATACTCTAACTGCAACATCGTTAGTAAATCCTGTTTTATTAACCTTACCTAATCCGGCTGGGGTATTTTTTATAGTCTTTTTTAATTCTTTTATAATTGCAGCTGCATTTTGCTTATAGCTTTCAAATTCCCGAATACCTTTTGCGAACGGGTCAAATAAAGTTTCTTTAAACCAAGCTTGATGAGCGTCTCCTTGTTTCTTTATACCTGTTATTTTATATAATAACCCTGCAAAATCTTCTGCAGATGGGGGTAGAAAGAATTTAAACCTTCCTTTTTTACTACCAAGCATTGTAGCTTTACTGCTAGATATTTTCTTACTAGCATCTAATCCAGTAACATCTTGTATAATAGTATTAAATTCAGTGTTTAGTTTTGAAGCGTCTGCAGCTGCTTGAGTTGCTGTCTTGCTAAACTGAAGTATTGTTACACCCTTTAAAAAGTCTATTGCTCTTTGGTCATTGTATCTAGCCTTACCTTTTACACCTGTTTCAGTTTGTATTTTTCTTAATAATTTATCAAACTTTTTGGAAACTAAATTAATCTTAGCACCATCTAAAGTTTTATTAAGCTTAGCTTCGTTTTCGTCTACTAAGAATTCTTTCCATGCAATAAATATATCTTTAGCCTCAGTTTCATGTTCTAATATTGCCTCTTTGACTTTTAAACCTTCGAAAGCAAAACCAGCAGTACTCATTTTTCTAATAGGTCCCCTCTGATCCGCACTAAGCAGGGATAAGAAACCAACAAAAGCATCGGTATCTTTTGCTGCTATTGCGTTTTTCGCTTCACCTAAAAGCCAAGCTCTCACTTCCGCCGCTTCTTTGTTCATTGTTTGAACACTCCCTTCAAAATTAGATTTTATTCTTGTAATATCAGCTAATCCTTGCAGCCTAACACCATCTCTTAGTATGTAAGATCTATTTTTTACTGTATCTTCCTCAAGACTAAAGCCGTATTTAGCAGGATCTCCTAATATTGGTTTTAATATTTGAGAATATACCTCCGAATTTTTAGTAATTCCACTTAAACCAAGCGTTCTAATAGATCTGCTTACATACCCTAAAAACAATTCAGCTTGCTTGCCTTTAGTAGCATCGTCTTTAGCGTTCTTAAAACTTGATTTAAAGTTGGATATAGCATAGTTATACCCAATAGTCTTTTGCTGGTATGAATATATTTTTTGGTTGGCAGTTATTGCGGTTATTAAAAACTTAACAGTATTAACATAATTTAATCTGTTAGACAACAAATTTAATACTTCAGCCCTATATTCTCTTGTAGATCTTACACTTAAAATATCAGTACCAGCTGTCCAAACTAGTTTAGCTAAATCCTCAAAGTTGTTTACACTTTCCAGTCCGTCTAATATGTCTTGAATAACAGAACTTTTAAATTCATTATTTTTTACATTTGCTAATAACGGTCTTAAAGCGGTATCGATGTTTGCTTTTTGCGTAGCGGAGACGCTGCTACTAAATTGTATAATGTCAAAAGTAGATTTTTCTCCTTTGTACCTATCTAACTGTGACTGCAATTCGTTTAATTGAGCCTCTATAATTATACCGGCTTGAACGTCTTGAGAAACATCAGGAGCTAGTTCTTGAATAGACTTAAGCTCAGCTAAATTTTCAGGTGTAGCGTAATCAGCAACAACCTGCTTAGCTAATGGTTCAAGAATTTCTCTAAACAATTGCTTTTGTCTCTCTAATACAGTTGATTTATTACCTTTAACAAAATAGGTTAAGAATTCTCTTGGTTTAATCTTACTAATTTTAAATACAGGATTACCTTCCGCTGTAATTTCCCTACCAACTCTTTCAACAGGGAACAACTTACTATAGCTCTTCTTAATGCTTTTAATTGGCAATGCTTTAGTTATTATGTCAAATGTTTTTGGATCGTTTAGAAAGTCTATATAAGACCCAGGGATGACCGCATTAGGGTATACTCCAGCAATAGCCCCAAGCTTTTTGCTTAATTTCTTAAACAACTGCTTATTTACATAATTTTCAAGCCAGGAAACCACATAAGTATCTCTACCTTTTTTTACATCTATTGTTTCAGATAAAGTTCCTTTTTGTACTCTAATTCTTATTTCTTTTTCAAGATCTTGTTTGATGTCTTCAATTAAAGTATCGTCAACAACATCTAGCTCATCAAAAGTAGCTTGTCCTCTTTCAACTGTACCGCTTCTGTCTATACTTTGTGTATCTTCTGTAGTACTAACTCCTTTAGCGTCATCTAAGGATTTTGCATATTCAGCATCAACATCTTTAAACATTAAAGATTGCCTAGTTTGTACCATCTTTTTTACATAACCAGCTAAGTCTTCGTTCTTAGCAGGGTTGTATGTTCGTACAGCAGCAAGAACTATTTCTCTAAGCACGTTTAAAGCATCTGCCTTTTCAAAACCTTGTTCTTTAGTTTGTATAAATTTCTGGTTAGCAATAGTATAAATATAAGCTTCAAACTTAGGTACTAGCTTGTTATCCAAATTGTTTGGTAAAGGATTTTTTCCGGTATAATTGGTTCGAACTTCACCCTCCATTCCTTCGTCATAGATATCCATTATTTCCTGAGATGTTTCATCTCTTGGGCCTAAGTCTGTAGTTCTTATTGGTTTTTTAGGTCTAACTACTTTTGGTTTTGGTTTAGCTTCTTTTTTAACCTCTTGCTTTATAGCGGATCTACCTGACACAACTCTTTCTTCTGCTTCTTCAAGTAGCCTTTCGGCTTTAGTTACGTTTTGTTCAAGCGCTGGGTTATCTGGATCTTCTGCAAAAGCATCTAAAGCATCATCTAAAGCATTTTCAAGATCTAATATTTCTTGACTAGAAGAAAATTGCATAGCGTTTTCAGGGTCTCGTAAACCTGGATCTTCTGAAACTAGGTTACCTGATTTTGCTTCTGCTTTTTTAATTGCTTCTATTGCTTTATCACTTACTTCGCCTCCTTCTTTTAATCCGGAAGTATATTCTTTTAACCAATTATAAACACCACGGGCATCGTCAAAATGTAAATCCTCATGGTTTTTAATACCAGATTTAAGTCCTAACTTACTTATTATGTTATTAAACCATAATCTTATTTTGTCAAAGAGCGAAGGATCATAATCTAACTCACCAGAAAGAATTGCATCTGATAAGTAGTTTAAAAATTCTGTAGCTTGCTTGTCAGCTCCCTGTGTATCTTTTATTTTTTTGTTTATAGCTTTTCTAACCTTTGACGGCAATATAGCCATCAATTCGTCGTAATTAGTTTTTTGGTTTAAGTAGCTACCTATTAAAGAATTAAGTATAGGGTGTATAATTTCATGCGAAGTTACTGTCCATTTACCTGTTTGCTTAGCCATCTCTTTGTTTATAAAAAGATTACCAGCACCTAAATACACTCCATCAGATTCTTCTGCTAATTTAGCAACACCTGCTTTTGTTAAAGGTTTAAAATCAGGATCAGCTTTTACTTTTCCTTCTTTTACATTTTTTAAATAAGTTCTTTCTTTTCTTTTTAAAGCTCTATATATAGCGGTTACATATGCATCGCTACTTTCAAATATTCTTGGAAGCTTATTATCTCCGAAGCCTAGCTTCTTTGCGAAATTAACAACAGCTGCGGTATTCTTTGTAAATTTTCCTTCAAAAACTTTATTATCATTATCTAAAAAGGTTTGAGCATCTATCAATAATTTTGTTTGTTGCTCTTTTAAAACCTTAAGCTTTTCATCTATTAAAACTTGTTCCCCGGGTATTGCGTTTTTTCTTTGGTTTTCTAAACTGGTTATATTACTTTGCGAGTCTATAACTTTTAACAGCTCTGTTGACATACGTTTGTCAGAAAGAAACTTCGGCATTTTATTTATATTACTACTAAACTTTTGAACTTCTTGAGTTAGTCCATCAGCTTCTTTCTGTGTTAGATCACCATTTTTTACCCAAGAGTTAAATACTTTTTCAACTCTATTAGGATCTTGCACAGTTAATTCTCTTAAGCGTCGTACTTTTTCAGTATCGCTCATTATACTTCGCTTACCGCCTCCTAAGGTAGATATACTACCCATACCTCCCGCAAAACCACCTGCAGCAAATGATAATACAGATGTGTTTATAAAATCCTCGTAGCTATAAGTATCTTTTAATAAAGGTTTACCAATACCCTTGTTTAATACTTTGTTTAAGCCAACCTCACCTAATTGTTGTACGTTTTCTTGTACAAATTCTTTCCCACCCTCACTAGCAATTATTGCACCGAACTTAGCTAGTTTAGTTTGAAGTGGGGCAGCAACTATTTTACCGAAGTTTCTTTTTACGGCCGCGGCATTTCCAGATGCTTTAATAAGCTGTTTAATCATATCGAAAGAAGAACCTTTTCCAGTGCCTTTAAATATTTTATCTATAAGACCTGTCCTAGGATTTATAGGTGTAGTTAAAGCAAACAAAGCAGCCATGCCTAAGCTTGCTTCGTTAGCAATAGATTCAGCTTCGTCTAACCCCATACCCGCATCTAGAGCAGCGGTCTTAGCTTGGTTATATCCAGTCATAGCTCCATATCCAGATTGGAATATTACAGCGTCAGCCATTCCTTTACTTATTCCTAGCGGTATTTTTTTACCAAAAGTATCCCATGTTCCTTTAGCTCCGCCTGTAACACCTCTGTAATTTATACCAGCACCAAAACGCTTTGTCTTGTTAACGCCTGCCTCCATCCTAGCTAGACGAGCCTTAGATAAATTTTTAACTTTACCTAAATATTTTAAAGAAGCCACTTTCCTTAAAGTGCTAAATCCTTTCTGACCAGCAATCTGTATACCTAACTCCCCTATAACTTTTCCTGCTATTATTGATCCACCAAACCCATCGAAATCAGAATCAAAAGTATAATTGCCTTTTTCAATAGCAACATCTATAGCTTTTCTATCTTTATTAGATAGGGTTCGCGATACATCAAAACCATTAGTTATGTTCTTAATACTACCATTAGCTTGTTTTATGTATTCTTTGCCGTTTAGGGTAACTTTTTTTCCCTCTGCATATAAATAATTTATATTATCATCACCTCTTAAAGCTCTTCTATTCGATTTATTTCTTAACCTTTTTTTCTCTTCGCCTAATACTTCTGTCTCTGATTTTGAAAAAGGAAGAGGTATATTCCAGCCATCTATCCAATCAAAAGTATCCTCAATAGCATCACCTAAACCTGTAAGAGCATTCCCTATAGTTTTTCCAGTTCCATACGTTCCAGTAGAAAGACCTGTTTCTTTTTGCTCATTTCTATTCTGTTGCGCCTCTTTTATATTATCAAGCTGAATAGCTTCATATTCGTTTATAGCATTCCAATTGCTAGAATTCCAAATTTCTAAATCTTTAAACTCTAAATGAGATCCGTAATTGTATTTTTTAGGATCCTCCATTAGCTTAGTATCCGCCACGCCCATTGCTTCAGGCAGCGTCATATCCTTGTACTCTGCTGGGTTATTTTTAATTTCTCTCAGTAGCACTCTCTCTATGTTTCTAGAACCTGTCTCATTCAGGTATTCGTCAAAATACATTTTAAGATCCTGTTGCATTGTTAAATTATCAGGCAATCCTTCAGAATATTTTCCATCTTTCTGCTCGTAAGCGCCTACTTCTTTTTGCTTTTGAAATTCACTTATATAACCCTTTCTAGTTAGGAACCCTTGAAAGTCATTAGCACTAATATTATACTTTGAAAACTCCTTTTTGCTTTCTGGACTAGTTAGATAGTATTCTTCTACAAAGTCTTTATTTTTATTTCTATTGTAAGCTAAATTTGAATCAATGTCACTAAAATCTAAATCTTCACTACTGTATAAGTCTTCAGCTTGTTTGTCAATACTTACGTTATTGCGATAACCATTGTTTTTATAAAAAAGTTCAGGGTCATTAGCTTCCTCTTCATCGTCTTTATCATCTTTTTGAACCCACTTAGAAATTAAAGCAGCCATTGTACTAAGAGGATCAGCATTTGGTAACATGCTTTTAGTTTTAATATTAGCGAAAAGCATAGGGCTATTCTCCTCTAGACCTGTCCATAGATCTTTAAAAGTATTGCTTGCTCCATCACTAAAACTATTATTAGGATCATCATCAAAAGCTCTGGATAGCCATGTGCCATCCGATTTCGATTCTTTTAGTTCTCGCTCACGCTTACCTCTATTGTTTTCAGAGTTCCACCTATTATTTGGTTGCCCCGAAAAACCATTTCCCGATTGTGATTCCGTAGCGTCTTGATTTGACTCCACAGCTGGAACCGCACTTGCAGAGTCGTTTGTCTTTGCTGGTATAGCTCCTACTAAAGATGAAAAATCATCTATGCTTTTATTATATCCATTATTTTTAAATAAACTGTACGAGTCTTTAAGTGCTTCTGGATTAGAACTAATTAATTTTTTATAACCGTCTAAATCACCATTATAACCATTGCTAGCAAATAGGTTAAACGAGTCGTTTAATGCTTCTTCGTTCATATTGTATATTATTAATTGTATTTAGACATGCTGCCGTCTGAAGAGGCTTGTTGATTGTTTTTTGTTCCTTTTTGCTGGTTTCGGAATTGATCTATAAAATAACCTTGAGCTTTAGAAGATAAGTCTGTGTTCTTCAAGTAAAATTCATATACATCTTGAGGATTGTCTGTATTAATAGCTACTCCTCTAGATTCTTGCCCGTCATTTGGATTAATAGCAAATATTTGTGCAGATCCGTATTTTTGATTAAAGCGAGCTCTACCTTCTTTATCATCTGTCCAATCGGATCCTTCGGCGTTTAGAAGGGAATTGAAAAATTGACTCCTAGAATTGTATACTTGTTTAGAAGATGGATCAATAGAATTTATTATAGATACCATTTCTCGGGTCTTGGTTTCTCTTTGATCGCCAGGAACATCAACTGCAAATGCTTGTGCAAAATCCATAGCCTTGTTTACTGCTGGTCCTCCAGTATTTATTTCGTCTCTTAAAGCACCACCTATTCCAGCTGTCTTAGAACTACTAGCTGGCCTTTTATCATTAGCTCCTTGTTTAGAAGTATTTGTCAATGCATCCATGTAGCTGTTCAAAACAGTTTCCGCAAGTAGGTCTTGGTTTTCAGGCTCGAACAAAGAGGGGTCTTGTAAATTCAATCCGCCGTCTATTAAAAAATCATCTGAAGCTAACGACAATACGGTATCTCTACCTCCCGAGCTAATCATGTTTTTTAACTTATTCCGTATCATATCCTGCCTAGCTCCTGACAATGATTGCCCTGCGCTATACACAGATTCGTTAAGCGACAATATAGAATCAGCTGCTTTAAAATCTTTTAAAAATGGTTTTTGTATGGTAGAATAATTTTCATATTTTCCATCGTCATCATCCCAAAAAGTAACCTGTCCTCCTGGACCAATACCCATTGAGCCTTCGTCTGTGTAAATTCTTGATGCTTTTTTTAGTGATCCAATTTCATTACCGTCTGAAACTCTTCTATCGTCAAAATCTTTTAAATAAGAGACTTTATCTTCTTTGTATTTGTTAAGCTGGTTAGCTAAATTGCCAAACGATCTTTGAATACCGTTCATTTGATCTCTATAATCTAAGTACTCTTGAGATGAAGGATCTTCAATCTTAGTTATTTGGGTAGCTGCCTCAGCATACTTGTTTCTTTCTTGAACTAAATAATTTGTAACAGCTTGTTGTTGAGACTCGTTTAGATTAGTTAAATCAATATCAGAATTTAATTGATTTATGTAAGTAGAAACCTTATTGTTTATTTGGTTTCTCTCTGCTTTCTTTGCAGCATTAATTTGAGCAAGTTGATCCAACCCTGCGTTTAGACCACTTGTCAATGCTTTATTCCAGGTTGGCTGAGCAGTTTGCCTTACAAAAGCCTCTCCTTTAACTAATTGTTGATTCATAATTTGTATTTTATTTACCTAATATTCCACCTAGAGCACTTTTTGGGTTGATAAAACCAGCTCCGGCTGAAGCTAAGCTTCCAACACCTCCTACTATTGCGTTAGTTGCTTCCTGTCTAGCAGCGTTAGCGGCTCCTAGTCTTTGCTGAGACATACCCATTAATGTTTCTGTTTTTTCCGTTTCCGCATCCCTAGAAATTAATTCCCCTTTTGCTTCATATAATTGCAAATTACCAGCTTGAGATCTTTCAGCCATTTGATTTGATTGCTCTTGCTTACCTATATCCATAGAGGCTTGTCTAACTTGATTCTGTTGTTGACCAGCTAACGATTGAGCTAAAGCTGCAATTCCGGAACCTCCAGCAGCTCCCTGCATGCTACCCATTATATTAGATAGCCCTTGTTGTGATTGTTCTGTTTGAAATTTAGCTTGATCTTGGTTAACTGTTAAGTCTTCCATAGTATTCTCCATATTAGCATAAACATTGCTAGTATCTGTGTTTTCATAATCAGCTTTTCTTCTATCGTAATCAGCTTGAGCAGCTCTTTGCTCTCGCTTTCTTTTACCAGAGCCTATTATTCCTGAAGCGATACCTGTTAAACCGCCTATTACTTGTCCTACCATTATATTAGTTTTTATAGTGTTATTATTACATATTATTTACTACTTACAAGAATATCAGACCCTACGGAGAATAATTCCGCATAATCAACAGAATCATTCTTAAATTGCATCTCAGCGTAGTAACCTTTTAAACCACTAGTGTTTATACTTGCTGTTTTGCTAAAGAGTATAAAGCTAGTTAGAGTAGGTCTTATTGTGTTTGTACCTATTTCTGTAGTAATAGTATTTAAAGTCTTGTCGATAGCCGTAATCAACCCCATAACCTGTATGTCAACCCCGTTTATATCATTACTATAGTAAGTAGTGTCTCCTATCTGTATAGATACATTTAAGGATTGTGGAAAGGTTAATGTTATTGAATCCATTTTTTTAATTTATTTTAATTATTTTGCCCTGCGCCACCACCGCATAAAGTTGTGGTTCCGTAAACACCACTTTTAACGAAAAGTAATTTTGCAGTACCTTCTGTTGAGGTATCCTTAATCATGTAATTACCATCACTGGAATTTCTAAAGACTGTTGTGCCCGCGGTATCTATAGAATCAGGGTGTATTGTGTATGCACTATCACTACTATTTATAATTTCATTATCTGTTAGTGAGAATGCTGATAAAACCACGTTTTTTCCAGCCGCATTGGTGGTAAACCATGCTGTAGTGTAAAGTACATAAACTCTATTTTCCAAAGTACCATCATTACCTTCACTACAACTTGCGGCGTTTGGAGCTGAAGGTGTAGCAGATAATAAAATGGCAGATATGTAAGTCGTACAAGTAGGACACGATGTAGTTGCTCCTAAATTACCTGTTGTTTGTTGTCTGTAATTACCAGTACTAGATACTTCAGTACTACCATTAGGTGTATATGATGAATTAGTTGAAGTATAATCTGGAGTATGCATTGTTCCTGGCACTAGGTAGTTAGGTTGAACATATTTACTAAGCTGCCATTTAAGACTTTGAAATGTTATATTATCATCAGATAGAATATGAACAGTAAAGTAACCTGTGCTAGTGCGGTGCTCAATAGGTATTCCAGTTGCAGCAACTATACCTGAAGTAATAGTTCCGCTATTAGAAACTTCAGTACCGTCTAATCTTATTGAAACTTGATAAGGAGTTGTACTTGATGTTGTACTCTCAAATTGTATGCTACCATCAAATAATATGCCTAAAAACAAATTATCATCTGCCATAGTAGACATCGGGTAGAAAGTAGTACCGTCAGGAAAACCCGTTACTTGGAACTCATTCATAATTTATATTTTTTTTAATTTATATTTATGCTTCTATGTTACACGGCTCTGTGCCGCCTGATAGTATTGTAGCTCCATGGTATACAATAACACTATCTAATTTCGCGCAAATTATTTTTTCTTCGTTTGCAATTAAACTTAAAAAACCACTAGGTTCACCTGCTTCATTAATATATGAATATCCAGCGGGAGTATTAGTACCCTCCATGCTACCATCGGAAAATATTTCGTATTGGTAAGTAACAGGAGTACTGATTACCTCTCCACTAGGTGGATTACATCCCCCAGGAAGGTCATCGCTATAGAAACCTACAGCCGCTTCTACGTCTAAAGCGCTTGTTGTATATAGTAATCCCGTAACACTAGCTAAGGTTGTAACGCCTGCTCCTGCTACAAATACTGTTACTGATGTTGAATTTCCGCAACACAACTCATCTGCTGATACGCTGCTAAAGCATAGGCTTAATGATGAATAGCATGAGGCACACGCACTTACGGTTCCTAATCCTCCTGATGTTTGTTGTCTATAATTTGGCATATTTATTTATTTATTATTCTGTGTAAAATCCATTTGGAGCCAGCGTGCCGTCTATTAGTAATATAGCATTAGCATTGCTGAAAGTTTCGCTTTCTAATATGTAATAATTAACCGCGGTAGGATTACAACACGCTTCGGCTTCCGTTACTCCGTAGAATAAAGCTATTGGCTTTAATACTGTAAGTATACTTGTTAGATCCAAGATAGTTTCCATGTTAGAACCACCGTAAGTCTCTATAATACCACTAACAGCAATAGTACCACTAGTAGCTGGGTTTTGCAAATTAATTGCAGCTACAGGGTAAGCCGAAGTTCCGCCATTATAAACAGGGTTAAGATTACTCCAGTCGCTAGCTATTGGCTGATTAGCTAAAAGCAGCACTTGACTGCCTGTAGGTGTTATATTCCATGAAAAGCTTATAACTTCAGCGGCGTCTCCTAGAGGAGGATTCTGAAATGGTAAATAAGATTTTACAACGCTACTTTGAGCTGCAAGCCCACTAGGAAATGAAACACTTAAAGTTACTTCCGTATTAACTTTTTGTTGTATTGTAAAAGGATTAGTTTGTATAAATGGGCTAACTAAATCTCCAGACAATAATATTGAATAAGTAGTATTAGTTGTTACCGCAGGAAACACTATTGGGAATGAATAAGAGCCAATAGAACCCATTGTTATATTTGTAACTAAATCAACACCATCCATAGCTACAGTGAATATAGCTCCAGAATTCCCAAAAACTGTCATAGTTCGGTTATCTCCTTCTGCTGCAATTAAACCTGTATTTATTGAGTAAGAAGAAATACCTGTTGCAGGAACATATATCTCTGATGCGCAAGCAGATAATGTTAAATTGCTATTCGTAACATCAAAACTAGGAAATGTATATTGTACAACAAAACTAGTTTCTGTTATGTTTCCACTTCCGTCTAAAACATTTGTTTTTGATATAGCATAATTAGAATTACCGCCAGCGGATAAAATCAACGTTGGTTGCACTGGGAAATAATATCCAGTATCGGCTGTTACTAAAAAGCTTAAAACCGTATTAGTTGAATTAAAATTTCCCTGACCAGTGTATGTGGTGGGTATAGTATTACTTATGTTGCAACCTGCTTGTATTCCTAAAATATTTCCGCTAACCGAATACATAACTTCAGTAGCTACTCCATCGATACATATAGGAATAGAAAGGTTCGAACTAACTACTGTGCTGTCAAACCCAACTAGCATTAGAACATTAACTCCATCCTGCACAAAGCTTATTGAGTTTACAGGAGATGTAATAGTTGCTGAAAAGTTAGAAGCTGTTATAACATATCCAGGATTTGGAGAAAGCGTTAAAGTCGTAGCCGATATACTACCTCCTGTAGCTACCGCTTCGTTTACTTCTGTTACTGTAAAATTATCAAATGCCATATGTTTAATTTTTGGTATTTAGCAAGACGGGTCTGCAAAGATCCTTACATTAAATACATTCACGTCGCCACCTGTTATAGCGGTAGCTCTTCCAATACCTTGCACATTAAATTCATGTGAGTCCACATTGTTATTGCAATCATCTACGAAAAATGTAGGCAATCCTTTTATGTAATTGTAGTATTTTCCCTCCTTATTTATAAACTCTTTAACTTCCCCTTCTTGCAAATCTGTTACTATAGAGTTCGCATACCAACCTTTAGTTGTTGAGAATTGCGTAGGTACTAATTGCTGAGCTTGCACTTGAGCTAAAGAAAAGGTTTTAGCACCTGTTGCCGCAGTCTTGTATATATATTTACTAGAATTTGTTCCGTTATAGCTAATAGTCCTAAAATCTTTTACAGATGCAGGGCTTTCATTAAAAATAGTAGTAAAAGAACTTTCGTAATAAGATCCTAAACTTACGTCAGATGGGCCTATACCATAAAAGTTATTATACGAAGTATTAGAATTCATTTCCCAAATCCTACCTGATTTAAAAGTGTAATAAACATTATTTAAACTAATTCCGTTCTCTGGTATATACGTTTTTCTAGAAGTCCAGCCGTTTAAATCATCTTTAAAAGACACCGTAGTTGAATAAGTAGGGTACTCGTTAATAAATGCACCGCATTCCGGGTCCTTATTAAGCCTGTCTGTCTTACCGGCACCTAAAGTCTGTTGCCAATAGGGAGTAAGATTATTAAAGGTAACATTGTAATTTTTTGTATTAGCATCCCAAGAGCCGATTATTTTTTTATTAATAGCTAAGTTGTCTTGGAAAAAGCCACTCATGCCATAATCTGAAACAGGTGTTATTCCGTCGTTAGATAATCTTATAACAGTTCCTCTATTTGAATCTACAAAATACATTCTAAATCCAAATTCAGCAAACGATTCTGGATTTGAGCCAATACCATACTCTCCTTTATATGTTATTGTTTGACCAAGAACAGCTTGGTTAGAAGTTATATTCGTACTGCCATTAGCGTTAAATAAGGCATCCTTGTTAGCTAAAATCTTCATTGATTTGTTCTCACACAAAGTAATTAAATCAGTGTCTCTGGAGTACAATTTTTGAATTGGACCGTACTCAGGATTTACTTCTTTAGTTATAGCTTCTGCTTGAATAAATTGATTTAAGTTATTTATACCTGATATAGAATTAAATATTTGAGAAAATATTAAAGAGTTTGTTTTAACTTCCTCCATGTAAGGTACAGCTAAGGGAGCAGAAACAACTGGGCCTTTATCTATAGTAACAGCATTGAAATCATCTCTTATCCTATTTGATTCAACTCCGTTTCCATAGGAAAAGCAATTAAACCAGTCCAAAGCTTTGTCGTCCGCATATTCCCCTATAGGAATAGCCCCTGAAGCTTGGTAGTATATATCTATGTCAACAGCATCGCTAGGTTCAGTTTCGAATATAGCTGGATTTGAAGACGATAAAATATTATTTCCATCAACTCTAATTTCCTGCACAATCTCAATGTCAGTTGCTGTAAAACCTCCTTCAAAAGGTCTATCTAATTCTACTCTAACTGATTTTCTTGCATTACTACCGGTTCTCCTTTGTCCTCCGAAAAGACCAGTCCAGCCTCTTCTATCCCAATTCGTAGCGTGGTTGACTATAACATATATCTCACTCTTGTTGCCACTTGCATCAACAAATCGTATACTTGTATTATTAGAGCTTAAATAATTATCTATTAAAGGTATTGTTGGGCTTGTAGTACTAATAGGGGAACTAGAACCACCTCCATAGCCGGCTATCCCTATACCAAACCAGGTTTGCCCGGATACAGGTCTTCTAATTTGTGTTTGCCAGTTATTAGATGGAGCATTAGTATCTGTCCAACCTATTCCGCCTTGCCCGTCTCCAGGACCTGTGTTAGCTATTTTAATAGGAACAGGTAAGGATTCTAAAATACCATATGTAGGTTCGAATCCTGCAAACGAAGATATTACATAATTATCAAAATTAATATCCCTGTTTATTTTTGCAAAAAACCTACCCTCATATTCAGGTTTCTTTTCTACAATTTTTTCATTTATAACTATAGTATATTTGTCTGTACCTGTTAAGCTGTCTAAAAAAGCAGCATCTTCCCCTAAGGCTTCTTCTAAAGTAAGTCTATACACCTCGTTTGTTCCCACGGGGCCACCAGACTTTATTGCGTATTCAGCCGTAGTGTTACCTGACGCATTACTTATTACTACAAAATTATCAGCTGTAAAACCCTGATTAAACTTTGTGTTTTGCTCAACAGTGGGTCCTGTAAATTCGAATCTTAACACCCCTACTCCTGGGCTAGAAGCCGCGCCTATGTTCTCAACGTCAGATTCAGCTACACTTATAGTAGTGGTAGCTATAAAGTCAGGAGCTTCACTTTGAATTGATAGTACTTTAAACCTAGCTTTCACAGGCACAGCTGTATTGCTGTCATGCTCTTTTTTTAATATCAGATAAGTTTCTTCATCTATTTTGTTTCTTTCAGACGAAGGAAATGATAACCATATATTACCGTCTTCAGCAAAGTAAAACCTGTCTAAAGCTATATTATAATATTCGTTAGAAATATCTTTTATAAAGTATTTAAAGTGTGTTGCAAATGAAGGTATATCAGAGCCGGCTAAAGAAGCTATTACCTTGTTTACTTTTGTAGAAGCTGTTACTGGTACAAAAAACGAGCTATTGTTAGTTGTAAACACGGGAGTTTCTCTACCGTATTCGTCTAAGAAATTAACACCTATCTGATATGTTCTTATTGATTTTAAAGAAGCTATTGGCTTTACATCAAAAAAGCTAGCTGTAGAGGCGTGATAACCTTGTTGAACAGATGATTTTATAATTGGTTCTACTAAATCGTATTGTTGTGTATAACCACCATATATTAATCTATTTCCTGTTATTTCCTGAGCTTTTGCTCGCAGGGGGACGTTGTCATAAGGCCTAAGTAATTGGTTAGAATTAACTATTGCTCCAATAACTTCGTTTGATATTGTAAAGCTAGTTACACTTCTATCGGATATTGAGTCTACAACATATACAGCTGAAGAGTTAGAAGCTTTATACAGTATTTCTACTTCTCTTACACTCTCATCTCCCCAATCTAAATTGCTTAATATAATCTGTCTAGCATTGTTAACCATACCTACGTTAAAACCGTCGCTTGACAAATACTCAAAAGGTCCCCCCACAAATACAATCTCAGTAAATGGTGAAAAACCAGAAACCTGGTTGTTGCTATATTTCCATCTAGTTGCAAACCTAGGAAAAATAAACTCAAACAAAGCAGAGTCCTCTACTAAAAGAACTTCCCATACTATTGTCGGGGATACAGGTATATCAGAAGATATAGCTTGTATACGGCATTGCAATGTATTACCAGTTTGTAAATCACCTGCCGAATTCAGCGGCCCTACAATTAATAATGTTACTCCGTATTTTGTTACTTCACCTACTATATCTGTTACGCTGCCTTCTAGACTTATTATATCTAATGGCTTATAGGTATTTGGAGCTTGACTAGTCGATATGGTTACAGAACCTTTTACGTTATCCTCAACATAAGTAGGTAGAGAAGCGTGTATTAAAGGAAAGTTTGCCGGATCGGGGATATACGTAAAATTTGGTGTAGAAGAAGGCGCAGTTGTAGTTAACGGAGACAAACCTGTTCCAGGCCCGCCTCTTCCGCTTGCGTTAGCGTCAACAGTGGGAGCTAGCAAAGGCTTTTTCTTTATAACAGTAATGTCTGCCTCTACAAAATCTCTACCGTAAATTCTTGAATGCGTAATGAAATCCGCTGTAGAGCCAACCCAATCGCTTATATTTATACTTTTTGGTTCCGTTTGATTATCTGTCCAAAGTAATATACCTTCTAATATATTTATACCTGTGATTAAATAATCATTGCTAAAATTTAAAATCCCAGATCTGTCTACTAATATTGGAGACGTTACTTGTGTAGTAGTATTATATGAAGCTATAATGCTAACCCCTAGATCTGCAATAAACCAATATATCACATCTGAGTTAGGTTCCGCTATAGAACCTACACACACAGCGTTTCCTATATTATTTAATGCGCCTATATATACACTTGGATCCCATGTAGTATATTGCTTTGTGCTAGGGTTATAGCTAGAATATGATTTTTCTGTATTACCTTTTAAATTCTGAAACGTTCCTACCTGAGAAGTATCAGACGAAGCGATTTCTAAATTTAAAGCATCCCGATATTCACCATTAGGAACTAATCTCTCATCAAGATCTTTATTCATTTTCCCTCCGGTAAATGTATGTATTAATTCTGGCATATATCTTAGTGTTTAATCTGCTTTGATTTATTTCTCATTACTTGAGCAATCTCTTCTATTTTAATGTTTGACAATCTTAGCTTAGAGTTACGTTTAGCAGCTGCTGCTTCTTTTTTAAATCTCATTACTAAATACTCAGGAGTGTTAGCCCTAGTAGCTAGTATTGCATGTGCAATATATTTATATAAAGCCTCTTCTGCAAACTTATGAACGGTTAGCTCCTCGCTGTCTCCTAAGCCGTCTGATATATATTTCAATGTAACTATCCTACCTACAAAGCTAGAATCAAAGTTTATAATTCCTTTTGTTTGATCTATATAGAACACTCCATTGGATTGAGCATTTTCCGGAGTTAACCCAAAGCGCTGTCCAAAATGGTTACCTCTATTATCTAAACGATCTTCACTGCTGTTACCTCCAGTTTTTTGGAAAGTTGTTTTGGTAGTAGAATTATTAGCTAAAAGATTTTCCCTATCTTGTTCATCAAACAAATATTCAAGAGTGTCATCTTGAAGTATAGGTTGCCCAGGGTTAGATGTTTTTATAGCAGGGTATACAATTCTTTCTATGCCTCTACCATCCATCCATGTAACCTTAACGTAATTTACATAATCTATTGGTAGTATGAAATTCAATGATGGGCCAATTTCAATTTCCTGAGCTTTAACAGAGGGTAAAACATCGTAACTAAATTCTTGTATTGCTCGTTGAGCGTGGAAAGCTACATCTGTTCTTTTTACTTTGCTAATTATTTTGCTCTCTCCTACATAAGATATAATAAAGTTATTTACTATGTCTTTTATACTTGTAAACTGGTAATTACCGTAATTTTCATCATTACTATTCCAAATACCATCTGGTCCTAAGTAATATTGTTCATCATTAATATCTATAAGTCCCATATATTACGATTTTTCTTGTTGAATTTGTTCTTGTTCTTCCGCGTTAAATACTTGATATAAACCTAAATCTTTAATTAAAATTCCAGAAAGTTCTAATATTTTTATTACAAGTTCTGTTTCTTCTGAAGGGTCTAGCTCGAAGTCTACCGAATAGGTTGAGTCATACAAAGCTTCTCCGTATATCATTTGATACGCCCATTCAACTTTTGCTGGCTTACGTATGTAAGTTGTACTTACAGAAGTAGCATCAACTATTTCTTCTGCCCCATATACATTAACACCTTTGTAGTCAGCAGTATACACTGGTCTAACGTTTTTAGGTTTTGTTAAAGGTGAAGCATTTAAGTATAAAAATTCATTCATATTAATTCGCTCAGCTTCTATTAATTCATTTGTAGTCTGCCTATATACAGTAGGATTTGCTACCGGATAGTTGGCGATTTGTGTTGGGGAAGGATATAGATCTCTGGTTGTAGTATTTTTATAAATAATTGTACCTAACCGATATGTATCAGTAGGTAATTTGTAGTGATCAGTATGGTAAGTCAACGTAGAGGAATCCTCAAACGCTGATATTTTTTTATTTAAAACATCTAACATATCTGAATACTCTGTGTCATTTCCAGGTATTCTTCCAAATTGATTAATGTCATAAAAGTATTGTTCAAACAAATCTAACTGTGCTTGATTTGCAAACAAATTAAATTCTTGAGGCGTAACATACCCTCGTTGTTCTTTATTGAGTATTCCTAATACTCGTTGATAAACAGTATCTACACTTACGCTCATATTTTTTATTATTATTTATAGTAAATTAGGCTACCTTAGAAGCAGCCTAACCACTATAAAAGGTAACTTAGTAAAGTTTCTTTAAAATCGCTTTATATACCTCCATGCCTTCATCTGTTTTGAAGTATGCAGCTAATGCGGAGTATGGATGCTCATCAAACGGGATTGTTAAAAGTTTCCTGTTTGTTTCTCCATAATTGAATGTTCGTTGATCTTGTGATAAATTTATGATATTAGCTTCAACAGCTTTCACACCAACATTTCTTAATTGTACATTGTCATCATTTGATAATTGTATAAACAAATTAGGTTGTCTTTTTGCAAAAATCATAAGATCTCTTTTAATTTCGCTAGAAGATAAATCGCTAACCTTGCTTCCAAATTCAACTCTTAAGATTGCTTCAGCTTCATCAACTGTCATCGTTCTTGCAGAGTTCAATGCTTCTAATTCTAGTTCAATCCAGTCTAATTCATTTTCTGAAATTCCTACAGGATCAAATTCGTAATATATTTCATCTTTAAATGGATGATATAGTGATAATAATTTTTGAAGAGCAACTCGTTCTTTAGGAACAACTAGCTGTCCATTACGCATTATAATTCTACCTAAGGTAGATGTACCTTTCTGTTCGTCAGCAAAAACTGATGGCTGATTGGTTGCGTATCTTAATTCTCTATTGTGACCTAACTCTTTGTCAAAATACAATAAAGGTTTTCTTTGACTATGCTTAGATGGCATGCTATACACCAACGGAGATTTACCCGTTTTTAAAACATAAGTTCTATCTTTAAATTCAAACACTGGTTTAGCAGGTGCTTGTGGAGCAGATTTTACTGCTACTGGCTGAGGAGCAACCTCAACTTTCTTTGCTACAGCTTGTTTAGCCATAATATGATATAATTAAATAGTTTTTAAAAGTGTGACGATAGCCTATATATATAATTAATAAGAAGCTATTGTCGTATAAGGGTAATAATTACCCCCGTAGATTCAACGAGGGTAAGAATTACATTAATTTAGTACTAGGCTTTTTTCAACAATACAAAGTTGTTAGCAGCTTGTACACATAAACATCTTTCTGATAAGAAGTGAACGTTCATTGCATCCTCGTCGCTTGTATAGTTTCCACCAACAGATCCAGTAATCCAAGATTTCATCTTTCTATCATCTGCTTCAGAAGCTCTGTAACGGATGTGTAAAAATGGTCTTGAAATGTTCTGTCCTAATGATTGGTCATATACAGTTGAAGTTCCAGCTGGTACAATAACCCCTTCAATATCTCCAACTAATCCTCTAGTTGTAGCATCGTTTAAGTATTTCCAGTCAGTTTTATAGAAATCGTAAGATCCTCTACGGAATCCACTAAACCCTAAGTTAAGTGCCATGTCTTCAGAATTTTCGAATACTCCAAAAGAAGTTCCTCCTGCTCCGTAAGAATTTTGTGCAGCTAACATGTTATCAATTCCTAAAGAAGTAGCTCTATCTAAGAACATCATGTTCTCTTCAATAGCTCCCTGCTTATCTAGTTCTTGTAAGATAGCATCAAAGTCTTCAAGTCCACTTCCAGCAGCGCCAAAATCAGCATCAGTATAAACTAATCCTCTATTTTCAAGTGCAGAGAAAAGACCATCAGATCCGTTAAGAGCAGTACCACCACCTAATCCAGCAGCTGGAGCAATTGGGTTTACAGCTTTTTCAGCTTCAATCATACTCATCTCTAATTGATCTTCAAAACGAATTCTAGCTTCGTGCTCAGATTTTAAATACCATAAGTATCCAGAAGTTCCAGCTTCAGTTGTTACTTCAACCCACCCGATTTGAGCAGTGTCAGAACCGTTTACAGCGTACTTATCTCTTAAGATAATTGGCTTGTTGTTAAATTGTTCGAAAGCAGCATCTACTGATGTTCCAGCGTTGCTTGTTCCTTTAGCATATTCAGAACCGTATACAAATACTTTACCAGCAGCGTGAGCGGTAATAGCTCCAGCATATCCAGCTACAGTTAATGTAACATCTCCAGCAGCGTCAGCAGCAGCAACAGATTGTACATAAGCCTTTTGAACTGCTAATCCAGTATCAGAAGCTACAACGATAGTTGCTCCAGGGCCAATTAAGTTAGTTGATGCGTTGTTAGCATCTCCAGGAATTACTACAGTTGTTGCAGTAATAACTACAGGATCATATGCGATGTGTAATCTTCCTTGTTCAGACCATACAACTACATCAGAAGCCATAGGCATTTCTGCTCCTACCATACGTAAGAATCCAGAGATAGTACGGTTTCCGTATCTTTCTACTTCTTTCTCGTATACTTCTGGTAAAAATTGTTGTGTAAAATCTAAATCAGTTAAAGTTAAATAGTTGTCATTAAATAATGTTTGTGTTGGGCGTGGTGTTAAATGCGCTAATGCGCCAGTACTACCCGTAAATGAGCCGTTTGCAGCCATAATATTGGTTTTGTTTTAAGTTTAATTATTTTTTACTCTTAATTCTCAACTTAGAAGAACTTTGACCGCCTGAAATTGACTTAACTGACCATCCGTTAGAAGCTACGACGTTTTCATGAGTCCCTCTAGGATCCATATCGATATTCTTGGCTTTGGACATTGTACCTTTAATTGCATCGGATTTACCTTGCTCATAAAAGTGACTTGCAATTGCATCAGCGTTCATAGCTGTGTATAAGGATTTGTGGTAACCAGCAGCATCATTCATTTCATTTTTATCATTCAAGAACTTCTTGACAAAATTATTGATATTGCTTTGACTCTCCTTAACCTGGTCTGCGTTATTAACTTTAAAACGGAATTTCTTTTCACCAACACTGAAATCAAAACCTTTGAAGTCTTTGGAAAAAAGTTGTTCTGTCTTGTTATCGAAAGTAGACCTTTGTTTATCAGCTACTTTAGTAGCCTCCTCGTTGTTTTCTTTATAGCGATTAAAAAAATCAACCGCATTTTTTTGTTCTGGATTTAATTTTGATCCAGCTTTAATTTCTTGGTAATACTTACCTTTTAACCCTTCTAAGTGCCCCTTGGCTTTAGCGAGCTCTTCTTTATGCGCTAACTTTTTTCTTCGAATATCTCTATCTTCGTCAATATCCTCATCGTAAGCAAAGTTGTCTTCCATTAAGAAGTCAATCTCCTCTTTATCTAAATGAGGTTTTGTTGATTCATAGTATTCTCTTAATAGTTGTCCTTCATTTAAAGAAGCGTAATCGGTATTAAGCTTTACGTAATCTTCCAAGCTACCGCCTGTTTCATTCATGAATTCAACAACCTTCTGAATATTTTCTGGTAATTCAATACCAGATTCCTGTTGTTCAACTATAGCTTCTTGAATATCCTCTTGCAAGTCTTCCGCAATTTCAGCAACTTCTTCGTTTGTTATTTCTTCAATAACGGATTCCTGAGCTTGAACGGACTCTTGCACTTGCTCAACAACTGCTTCGCTACTTTGCGTGTCTTCAGGTTGTTCGACAATAGTATCGCCTGCATCTGGAGTTTGCTCTTGAACAGCCTCCTCTTGAGGTTTGTTTAGTTCTCCTAAATTTACTTTAATAATGCCATCGTCAAATGACATTGGCTTTTGAACTTCCTGAGTTGTTTCTTCAACTACAGGGGTTTCTTGTGTTGTTTCTTCTGACATGATAAAATATTATATAATTATTACTATTATTATTACCTAGGATCAAAGGAACCTAGGTCAAAATCTCCGCTAAGTATGTCATTACCGCTAGATTCAAAGTTTTGAGGTGGTAAATCGTTTTGTCTTTGATTTATTAACTCGCTTTGTTGAGACGCTTGTATTTTAGTACGGTCGTCTTTTCTGTCTTCTTTTGATTGTGCTTCTATCTTTTTGCCCTGAACTTCCATGCCTTTCAATTGCATATTCATTTGGAACTCTAATTGCATTAGCTCTTTCTTTAAAGCAGCTTCTTGCATTAGTTTTTGGTAATCAATTTGTGCTTTAGCTTGTTCAAAAGAAATCTTTTGTTGAGTCAAAGCTTGTTGCTTTTGCACCTCAGAAGCCGCGGCAGCTTCACTTGCTTGAGCGTTAGCTTGAGCTTGAGCTTGCATATTCTCTTGTTGCATCTTTTGATCCAACATTTGTTTTTCTTTCTTTCTTACTTTAAGTAATTGATTAGCTAGTTTAATATTTTTAATATCACGTAGGTCGATAGCATCGGATAAATCAATCATACCCGCAGATACAGCTGCTTGTATATTGTTTTCAAGAACAGCTCTTTCTTCATCATCAGGAGTTAATTCTATAAATATACCAAAATCATACATATATAAGTTACTCATTTCCTCTAGCACCGCTACATTCTGATTACCTATTTTGTGAATAAAAGCTTCTCTTGTTGGAGAGTATTCTATTATATCTGATATTCTTAATGATAAATTGTCACATAAATCTGCTGTTAAAAATAAACTACTATCTAATATATGTCTTGTAGCTACATTTGAATTAGCTGCTGCTAATTTTTGTACACCTACTAATGCTCTAGAATCCGGAGTACTTCCATCTCTAGCTTCGTTTAATCCGGTAACATCCCGAATCATTTGCAAATAATAATTATACGTTGCTATTAAACTCTGTAATTTAGCGCCACCTGATCCAGACTGTAATTCCTGAATAGGAACTTTTCCTGGATTCATATCACCTTCTTGAGTAAATGATCTACCAATTACGGAACCTGTTTGGAAATACATATTTAATGCTTCCTGCGGATTGTAATTTGTACCATTCCCTAAATCAACTTCTGCGAAACCGTCAGCGTCTAAATAGACTCCATCTGGGACCATTCTTGACATAACTTGCTGTAGCTTCAAATGTGTCAACTGAATCATATCCGCAAACCCTGTTATACGCGATACGATGCTTTCTATGCGACCTTTATACATTCTAGGTGCTACTATGCTGTAATTCATTTTAACCTTACTATAGTCGCTCTTTGGCCTTACCATATTTTTAGCCATTCCCCACTTAAGAGTTTTACCTCCGAGTACTTTTACTCCTTCGTATAAAACTTCTATTGAGTTAGACAATTTAGAAATACCCATTTCTTCCATCATTTCTTCTGGAGGATTAAACGTATCACTTTTAGGTATTGTTTTAACGGCTCCTGTAGCAGTCTCTTTTACTTTATATACGTCGTTAGCAAACGTTTTAAAGTTAAAATACAATATTTGAACCGTATTAGAGTCGTCGTCATCGTTGCGATCATATATTCCACTGCTACTGTATGATTGACTTGATATTTCTTTAAGTTCGTCTTCTGTTAATAAGGGAAATTGCTTTTTAAGCTCGTTTAAATGAACTCTTCTGACTTCACCTACATAATATATATCGTCAAAATACGGAGATTCTGTATAAGACCACACTAAATTTGCTGGATCCACATACTCAACCTTAACTCCCTCAGCTTTTGTAAAAGAATTTTTAACTGCTCCGATTCCTATAGTTGTAATATCATAATTGCAACGCCTTTTTGTTAAATCGTATTTGTTGCCATCTAGCAATACATTTATAGCTTGTTCCTCTGCTAATTCTACTTGCTGCTTATAGCTAAGTTGCATGTGTAATTCTAGCTCTTCTTTGTTTTTAGGTAATGTTTCTGGATCTGTTTCAAATAAACTAACTCCAAATTCAGCTTGAGCAAATTCTGCTAGTTCTTTCGTTTGCATATCCCGCAATATAGACTCCATGTACCTAGTACGTTTATCAACACCGTAAGGATCTTGAGAATAAGCTTTAATATCAAAAGATCTATCTGAAATACCGTTAACTACTATATCAACAAACTTTGGTATAATAGGAACTGGTTTCCAATCTAAATTTAAGTAAGATAAATCTCCATTGATTGATAATTCATCTTTATACTTTTGAATTGATTGCTCTCCTCGAGCGTACAATCTTAAGTTGTGAAATGTGTTTTGATTACTTTGAAATCTACCTTGACCATTACTTGTAGTGTACCATTCACTCTCGATAGCTC